CTTGTGGGCAGGCTTGTGTCCTGTAGCATGGAAGGGCTTCCCAGATAGTATAGTACTGTTTGGGCTTAGTCAAGCCTTTCCTCCAATTCATTCTCCTCAGAGAAATCGATGGATGTTGACTCCGACGTCGTTTCGTATACTGTCTTAGACAGTAGTCGACGTTCGGAAACGATATTCTTGGTTGGTCTCCACCCTTCATCCTTCCACAGCTTCTCGTTGTGTCGTATGATAGTCATGGTCTCATTTTTAATCTTTTCCATCTTCTTGAGTGCCTCTTTGGCGTTCTCAGGTTTCGGAAAGATGTCTTGAAGCATAACATTCGAATCAAACAGAATGTTCAATGCAAAAAGACCGACCATGTCTTGGCGCTTCGCAATACCTTGGTCATCCTTGTCCATGGTAAAGTTTGCGTCTGGTGCGGCCTCACTGGCCTTCTTCCAAATCAACCAACTCTTCATCTTTCGACTTAGCGGTATAGGTCTCACTTTTCGCCACTGCATCAAAATGCGTGTTGCGATCTGGAGATCCTTCTTCTTGGGGTAGGTTTCCCCATTCTTCGGCGTGATACGGAAGTTCTTGGTGTACAACTCAAGACCTCCTATCCATTCCGGCATGAACCAAGGAAGGAATGTGGAACGTAAGGTTTCCTCATTCTGCTTGATAAAAGCATAATGAACCTCTTTACGTAGATACTTAGGACAATCTTCAATTAGTTCTCTGTATCTCGCACCTATGGATTTGGTGCTGTCCCCATCCTCACTGATCAACCCGCTTCGTTTCTGTCCCGTAAGTAGACCCATATTTACAAATTTGGTCGTATGGAACGGATGCATCCTTTCACTCTTCTGCTTGTAAGAGTTCAAGAAAGTATGCTTCAGGTCATAGAAATCAGGCTCCTTTCCGTCTTTCCCTTCGATAAGACGTTGCTTGGTTTCTGTTCGCGTCACAACTTCTGTGAATGTACGTTCTGATATACACATATTGGAATTTACTTTATCTACAATGAAGTTTCGCGAATTAATATTTACAAATGACTCACTCACATAGGTTTTCCCTATGGACTCTGTCATACCTGAAAGTGCGGCGATCTGACCCCAGATCACGTACCCCCTGTCGCTGCCAAGCCAAAGGCAGTCGTCCCCGTTGAACATAGCCTTCAATTCATGAAGTGGTATCATCTCATCTTGATCCACCTCAACTGACCAACGCACCATTGCGCAGTTGATCACGTTGAGAATTATGAAGGACATAATGTCTCCCATCAGGGTTCCTCTTTTCTGTTTCTTAATTTCGGCCGCTAGACCATCATCATCGATCACTACCCAGTGATCAGGTCCTCTCCGAATCCATTGAGCGTTCTTCTTGCTCACATGGGGAAACATTTGAGGCTTTAATTCCTCATTCCGTCGAATGTAATAATCTCGATGGACTTTAGGAATTGGCTTACCGAACTTGTCCTTGACTCTATAGTTAAACAGGATCCAATGATCGGTGGCGTTATTCCTTAGAATCACTCTTTCTGTGTGATCTAACTTGTGAATTTCGCCAAGTGCCTCAATAACCGCTGTTGCAGCAAACTTTTGCATATTGTTTGTTGCATCCTCATAATCTCCTGATATGAAGCGACGCCCTTGAGGAAAGGGCTGGCGTCCAAGTTGATCCAACAAGTACTCCTCAGTCACAGGTTGACCAATCAGCTTGAACAAGCGATGGTTGCGCATGATACTATGTAGAAAACTCCAATAGGGTCGAAGTACGATATTGGCCAAAACGGGCCCCTTCGTAATCACCCTTACCTTTAAAGGTTCTGCCAGACCGACCGGTTCGGCAATTGGTTCCTCCATCATGTATGCTGCCATTCGGAGTTCGTTCCAGAGTTTGCCCCAGACTTGCTTAAGTCTTTCTCGGCTACTCGGCTCGATCTCCTGCGTTGGTGCTTTAGAGATTTTCTCTGAGCTATCGTCACTAGTTAAATTAGCGCCTTGTCCCTGACGGTTTATGCGGAGATATCCGCCTTTACGTCTGAGTGGCTCAAGGAACTTTGTAAACACTTTTCCTTGCAGCAATGCTGCAACCGCACCTCCTTCACCACGGGACCGCCAGTAATTGGCACTCGTAGAAGGGAAAGCGGCCTTGAATCGTGCTTCTTCGTCAAATTTGAATCGTTGGAAGATTTCTCTGACGGTTCGCTTGATTTGGAAAATGAGGTTTTCTTGACTAATAGTCCCGTAACCATTTCCCAATCGAGGAGTTCGGTATGATACCGACTCTTTGACCTCTCCAGGAGTTGTGAGCTTTTCAAAAGCCTCACGCTCCTTATCCCCCACCAGCGTTGCGCCTGGCCGGGGCATCCCTTTCTTTACCTGCAACACGGAGGTTAAGAAACTGATGCGTTGTGACAACCATCTGAGCGTGTCCTCATCACTGAGGGGCTCCTTTGGTTTGTCCAGGAAGTCTCGAATCCAATTTCCAAGACGTCCACCCACCAATTGGTGGGGATGATCCAGAATCTCCTTAAAAGGGGCCTTCGGGATCTTCTGCCTATCAGGCATGTGCGCTGAGAAGAAAGCTGCAAGTTTATACTTGGCAACTTTGACCCAGCTATGTTTGACCTGCGGACAATGCTTAACAAGAGCAGTCCAATGGTCGACGGTTGTGGTTGGGTCCCAAGGACCCGTGAAGTTGTAAATGCGGCAAAGTGATTCGATTGTTTGAATACATAAGAGAATGTACTCGCGTTCGCCCTTGAGTTCTTCAAGTAGCAGCGCGGGCTCTACGCTACCCTTGGCTCCGTTCCCTACCTCGTGAGAGGTGTCTCGCCCATTAGAAGCACCCAAATGCTTCTCATCCCCGAAAGGGGTACTGCTTGCCTCCACCAACTGTGGACCGTGGGCAGTAAGGTCTGCATTCACCTGGCCTCCAGCCAGTGCGTGAATGCCGAGTCTTTTCTCCGACTCGGG